GGACTCACAACACCCGGCTGAGAAGGAGCACGCTTTGGTACAACCTTTGCAACTGGTTTTGCTGCTTTGCCCAACCTTGCTTGCCGCGATGAAATACCTTCAACAAACAGTCCAACAATATGCTTCCAGTCAGGACGCCTAGATTTGATCTCAGGGAAGTCTTTTACTAACTGTTGAGCAATTTGATATTCCGTTGTGTCTGGCTTTTTCCACCAACTATACTCTTGAACTGTAGGCCCATCAAATTGAGCTTCAGCTTCCAAGTATTTACGACGAGCAGGAAGTTCAATCTCCTTGCGTCTCAACGCAGTTTTACGCATTGCCCTAACATCTTCAGAAGTGAGTTCTCGCTCACTTCCATCTGCTAGAGTTACCACTGCTCCATCTGGGTTTTCCTCAGTCCACAACAACACATCCAATGCTGATTGCGATTCGCGCTCAACATCATCAATGCTTTGCAACCGCTCAGAAAACTCAGAAGTTTGTGGCTTCCTAGCAGGTTCTGCTTTGGCTTGCTTTAACTGCGCTTCAAGTTCTGCTACCTTACTCTGTGCCTGTTTTGCCTCAGCCTCAGCCGCTTTTTTCTTTGCGGCCAATTTTGAAATTCGCTTTTGAACACCTCTGGGTAAATCGCTTTGGTGATCTTCCTCATCAGTATCATCTTGGCTAACCTCGGCTTCCTCAGATTTTTCATCTGAGGCATCAGAATCGTTAGAGTCACTTGCATTTTCAGACTCACTATCAGTCTGGTTTTCACCTTCTTCCACTGCCACATTAGCAGCTTCAGCAGGCTTCACTTCATCCCCACTTGTAAGGATATCACCGCCAGCAATTAAGCTAGCTAGTTTGCTCTGATCGAGCAGTCCAAGTGCATTTCCAACAGATGTACTATTTTCCGCGCCATCCGTTGCTTGCGCGTTTTCGTTCGTAGACATGGGTTTTTATAGATGACCCCAGAGTCATCAGGTTGACTTGGTGTTTTATCCCGCCAATAGGAGTTATGGCTTCTATGCCATAGGTATTACTAAAAAGTCAAGTATCTTGATTATTACTTTATGACGCTTTCTTGCAATGCAAGTAACGTCCTGTGCAATTCTCTCAAGCTAGATGCCCTTCCAGAGTTGTATGCTCTCACTTCGTTCGCAATTCCTTCAAGCAATGCTCCTTCAACTTCACGATCAGCATTCACATTAATTGTGTCCAGAATTAGACTCCACAATGGATTGCTGCTTGCGTGTACCAACGCATTGATTTCGTCCGCAGTTATTGGCCTATCCATAAAAAGAGCTGGGTGATTCAAAAGGTAAATACACAACCTGTTACAGGATCTCCCTGCACACCACTCCCAGCAGAACTTGTTAACCTTGCATTTCTTCTTGTTGCGTTTCTTGGTTCAAATCTTGACTCATTTGGCTATCAGGCTGCATTTGCGCTGATTGCTGCGCCAATTGATCTCCTAGCGGAGTTACTCCAAGCCGTCCAATCTGAGCATTCTTTTGCTGCGTGATGCTCATTTGCAGATTCTGCACATAGTTTTGGAACAGCTTCTGAAACAACTGATCTTGTTGCAAAGCGGCCTGCGCCTTTGGGTTCTTCTTAACATTGTCCTGAACCATATTCAGCTTTGCTTGTGCAGCAGGATCGTTTTCGGTGTAAAGCGGTTCAGCTCCAAGCATCATTAGCCCAATATCAGACTGGACTTGACGATACATTTGCTGGCTGGCTTGGCCTTGATCGAGAATCAAATCAGTTGCAACTTCTGGCGCAATGGCATCAAGGATCATCTTAACAAGTCGATTCCGATCAACAATGCCTCCGGCATCTAGCGGAATTACAAATTTGCTAATTGCTGCCAGTTTTTCCGAAACATAATCGCTGTCCAATTCACGCACATCAAATTTAACGGTTAGATCAAATCCACCTGCAACATCAGTTAGATTCTGTGGAATAGGCAGGCCAACAATACGCTCAACCTCTTCAGGCGCCATGTATTGAAGGCTTAACGCAAGAACCTGCTTGAAAACATTTGTCCAAGTCGTAAGCCAAGCATTTACACGCATCTGCTGAAGCATCTGACTCTTAACAGGAGGAACAGATGGGTGGTTCAATCCAAAGTAGTTTGCCACATTTGCTTCAACTGTTTGAATCAAGCTAAATGCAGTATTTGGAGCACGATTAGGTGCCTCCATAAACGTGTAGTCGTCCGGCCTAGTTACTGGCAATGGAACACCGGGGCCAATGCGTATAGGTTGACCAACACGTTTAACAACCTTGATCGGAGGCAGTGTCTCAAACGCAGTGCGATCCCTGAGCGAATCATGCTGCGCCTTGATTTCGTCCTGATCAGTGCTGACAAGCTCAGGGACTCCGCGAGAATCGTTTACAGTCCGGCGAGTGCGTTCCAATCGATATTCAATAAATGGATACTCACCATGCGAATAATCAAGCAGTTCGTACAATGCAACTTGAGGAACATCTTCAACTCCTGCGCTGCTCATGCTTGGGCAAAATACAGTGTAGTAAATTGCAGGAATATCACCATCCATTGTTCGCAGGTATGCGTAGACAACCTCAATCAAGTTCTGACGATCAATAGTGCGATATGCGAGCGAAGTGCTAGCTGTATCAAATGATACCATGTTGGTTCCACTAAATCCTTTTGCAGTTTTGCACGCAGATTCAACCCAATCCTTGTCCCAACCGTCAGATATAACTTTTCCTTTAAGCTCAACAGAAGTCATCCAGCACCTGCGAAAAATGATGCGAGCGGATTGCAGGTCTACGGTTTCTGGGGGGACAGCAATCTCATCCCATGGCTTTAATGCAACAACCATAGGCAGATTGCGTGAGACGTATTCCTGCTCAATTTCACCAACACCTGTCTCCCGCAAACCTTTCACAAACCGCTTCGCATCAGTAAGCGTCAAATCAGGAATGATGCCTTGGAAGATTGTTGCACATTGATCCTCTGCATTTGGATCAGCAATCATTTCAGGAAGCTGAAGCAAAATGTCAGACTGCATTGCCTGAGCAGCAGCAGGAGCATTTTGAATAACTTCTTCTAGCTTTACCTGCTGCATTCTCTTGCTGATTTTCTGATCCCACCCGGTAAAGAAAACAGTCCAACCGTATTGAGTTGCATACTGAGCACCAAGTTCAGCTTCACGCATGAACTCGTTAGACAGTTTGTTGTCTTTGATCCACTTGAGAAGAGTGGTTGCTGCTGCTGCAACAGTCATATCATTCATCTCAGTTGGCTTTCCCCTTAGGTCTGCCCTCGAAAAAGCAGCAAGCAACAACGCTGAAAGCTCATTACAAACACTGTCAGCAAGACGGCACCTAACATCAGAGGCACCTTCAAAAGGCCAAGCAGGATTGCCTTCACTCCTAAAGTCAGAGTGCTTTTTCCCGTCAGAAGTCTGTCCCTGCCAGCGAGCATAACGAATGTCATCCAACGAATTTACACGAACACCATCTGGTCCTGTCCACGCAGCTCTACGCCACTCAGACATAAGCACTCCAATGTCAGGTTTATTGCCTAGGTCAGCAATTGGATCAGTTTGAGTTGGCATTTGAAATGTAAGCTAGAATCTTATCTCTGGAAAACCTTCTGCGTCCACCGGGAGTATTTGGACCTGATATAATTCCACTTGCTGCAAGTTTTAGCAAGGTTCCCCTTGATACATTCAGCAATTTCATAGTCTGACTAGGCTTAAGCAGTAAAGGAAGATCGTTCTTAATGGCGTCAATATCTAACATAGTTTTAATCAATACGAGCCACAAGCTACTGGCTTTGAGTCTTTTTGGTTTTTGATTTCAATAAAAGTCGGGTTCATTACGGCAAGATATCCAAGGCAATCAATTGGATCTTTGCTGGCACCTTTCTGCCCATCAGTTCCTGTCCATTCCCGCAAGCTGTATATGAGATTGGTGCAACGCTCGCTGACAAACAGTCTAGGCGAATTGTCAGGCCCAATAGGTTCATCCCTATTGTATGAAAGAAGGTCATTAATCAGCAGAACACGTTCATCTACAGCAACTCCTGCTGATGGCGTGCAACTCAATCCAGCTTCATCAAGTAGGTCTAAAAGAGTGATTCCACCTTCCTTGCTTGCAGTTGGTGTTCCTGCTGCTTTTGGGTCAATATAACGCTCTTCAACTTTCTCATCTCCTTCAAGCTCAAGGATCATCTGTGCGTAGTCATTGACTCCTCTTCCTGCACCAGCACGTTGTGCAGGCCCCGGCTTCCCGTCTGGCCTATCACAAGGCAAACACCACTCTCCATAAGTGTCATCAGGCCACTCCCTGTAAATGTACATCCTGTTCTTCTCATCAACCCTAGCCCATAGCATGAACCAATTCCTTGCTCCAGCAGGGTCAACAACCATGTAGTTTGTCCCCTTAACTGGAACACTTTCATGCTTGATCACACTGTGCTCTGAGAAGTTTGGGAACTGACTGCCAGCAGTGCTTTCTGCCCATCCATATGCACCCCTTGAGCGTATTTTGCATCGTCTGCCATGACGAATAAGGGTTCAGCTTGGTGTGGAACCAGACAATGCCAGCTCTTCCAGCCCTAGCTTCAGCCCTATATGGCATATGACCAGCAGGCACACCGGGAACATTTCCACCGGGAAGCAATTCACTCTTTTTCCACTCAGTGAATTTACTGCCAGCCACATACTCCTTAACCGTCATCGTGTAACCAAGGATTGGTGTGAAGGTAAGTATAAGTTTTCCCTGCCTTGTGACTAACCTATATCGCAAGGTATCCAGCCAGTCATTCGGCACCAACTCATCACACCAAATCAAATCAGGTTCACCGCCTTCAATGACCTGCTTGTCTTGAGCATAGTTGAGAAACCAGACCTGATTGCGATCATACACACCAGTGTTGTCGCTGAACCCGTTCTTCTGACTATAGCCCAAATTAGTGTACTTGCTCTTGCGAGCGTTTCTCAATTCCTTTGGCAAATACTTATAAACTACCTGCTGTTGGAATGCTATTGAGCTTTGGTTTGTAGTGTGTAAGCACCATACCTTTACGCCGCGATTCTTACACCTACTCCTCAACCATTCAGGCCAAGGAAATTCACCGCGCTCAAGACCAACAAGCATCTGTGCAACACGTCTAGCAGCCCATTCAGTTTTGCCTGCACGGTTGCCTCCAAGCACAAGC